TAAGTTGCTCATGGTCATTCTCACTTTGTCCTCTATTTTGACCCATCTCACACCATCAAATCGAAACAATCTGTTCGGCAGATAATCTGTTCTCAGAGCATACTGTCCTTTAGCAGGATTGATAGGAAATGCTATGCCTTGCGTAAACGGCGCCCCATTAGGAGGAACACCATCACCTAGTAGATATCCAGTATACCTATTATGATCTGCCGATTGATAGACAACATCTGCAGTGAGATTTGTATAAACAACGTCTCCGTTGTCGTCGAGGATAGTGTTGCCATCTTCGTCGGTACTGGGTATTAATAATTCTTCAGAATCGGCAGTGACCAGTTCTGCGTTACCTTGATCGTCCAGCTGTAGATTATAAAACCTAGTAGTATCATAGCCACTCTTAGGAGCATCCGCTTCGGCCTGATTAAGCACAGCCTGGGTGATCTGCATCTCTTTCTCGTAGGTGCTCATGATGTCTCTGAGACTGTCCGCTAACTTGTAGTAGTTTGAATCCGGCGGAGCCACACCAGTTACCTCTGTGGTAACTTCGTATTTGACACCGTCGTAAGTGACTACATCACCGGGATAATAGGTTATGGCTGTGTTCCATTCTCCTTGGAAACCTTCTGTATTGGCAATGTCGTCGAGGATCTGTTTGAACTCTTGGCTGTCCACCAAAGGTTTGCACTTGGCACGATACAGATGCGGATACCAAGTGACTGAAAATCCCTCTGCTGCGCGAGTAACTTCTTCTATGACATAGAATCTTTTTAGTGCGAACTTGAGATCGTTCAAAGCGTAATCGTCTTTGAGATGCGGTAATTCTATGACATCACCTGCGATCAGTTTACGGCCTAGCTTTTCTATAGTATCAGTTATATGGAAAGTGATGAATATAGTATCGTTCTGCAAGAACAGCCCGAACTGGCTCAAATTAAAATCTGTGTCTTGAACATTATAAACACCCCGTATCACATAGACGTCGGGATCGTATTTGCGATCTCTGTTTTCTAGGAACAATAAATCCTGTATGTTGAACACATCATCGCCCGCATACGCGGGTGTGCTGGGTGTATCGCCTTGCGTGGCAGCACTGGGTCCTAGATATCTGTGTATCAGTACATCGGTTCCGCCAACTTGGAACATTTCCCAAGCGGTTTTATCGATGAATTTGAAGTCGTTGCCCTTCTCTGGGCGGTAAAGGCTTAATCTCGGCATAGTACATTATTTACCGCTATTCTCTTAGCATAAGAAAGCACTTTGTCAATTTGTTCTAATTCCATTCTTTCAAAAAGTTCAAGAATGTCTATTATTTCTTTTGCTTTTACTTTTACTCTTGCTCTACCGTGATAAGTATTTTCGGCATGAGTCGCCCACTCTAAATTTTCAATAGTGTTGTTACTTTTGTTGCCGTCTATATGATTAACTACACTGGTTCTCATGTCTAATTCGGTAGCAACAAACGCTTCTGCTATAAGCCTATGAATATAAGCAGTCTGTCTTTTATTTTTATAAGATAAGCAAACTAAATGATAACCGTGATTATTAGTTGCAATTTTTAGCATCGTCCCTGTTTTTGTGTTTCTAACAGATCCGTTACTACTTATTTCGTAATTGGGTGCAGATTTAATAGTTTTCCATATTTCCATAATTTTTCTCCAAAAGTATTTATGTAAATAATTAGAAAATCAATATACCAGCCGCTACGATAAATAGTTATATGAGCTCAAACGATCAATCAAAACAAGAAGTCTACGATTACTGCAAAGTCATGCTGGGCGACGGTATGATCGACGTAGAACTAGATCCCATACATTATGAAACAGCACTGAAAAGGGCGCTGGGTGTGTTCCGACAAAGATCAGACAACGCGGTAGAAGAAAGCTATGCATTCCTTACGCTAGAAGAAAGCCAGAACGAATATATCCTTCCTGAAGAGATACAGCAGGTGCGTCAGATCTTCCGACGCAGTGTAGGTTCTAGAACAGGCAACGGCACGGGCGGCACAGTGTTTGAGCCATTCAATTTAGCCTATACCAATACCTATCTTTTGAGTAGTACTAACATGGGCGGGTTGGCCACCTATGAATTATTCTCGCAGTATCAAGAGCTGGTAGGTAAGATGTTTGGATCGTTCATCAACTTCACATGGCATCCGCAGAGCCGCAAACTGATCATACATCAGAGACCACGTGGATCAGAACAGGTCATGCTGCAGGTCTATAACAAGAAACCAGATTTCGCTATCATCAGCGATGTCTATGCGGGACAGTGGATCAAAGATTACAGTTTGGCCAACTGTAAAATACTGCTAGGACAGGCACGCGAAAAGTTCGCCAGCATCGCAGGTCCACAGGGCGGCACAGCATTGAACGGTGCAGCATTAAAACAGGAAGGACAAGCAGATCTAGATCGACTGACGCAGGAACTAATGATGCTGGTTCCGGGAGGCCAGGGTTACACCTGGATCATAGGATGAAAGCCGCTGAATTTATTTTCGAAGATGACGAAGAGTTTTACACTGAGACCGCAAAATTAGTCTGGGGTGTGGGCAAACACAGCACTCGTGGCGGCCAGACTAAACTGAAGTTCCGTTGCACTACAGGACCACGCAAAGGTCGACAAGTGTCAGACATCTCCAAATGCAGTCAGCCCATGGATGTGGCCAAAGCACAGAAGATGAAGACCACTCGTGCTCGTACCAAAACACAGCAGGCCCGCAGGCAGCAGAGGACCAAAACCATCAACACCGCCAGCGTATTGGCACAGCGCCTCAACACAGGCAAACCAAAACAACCAAAACCCTACTATTGATTTGACCGCATAAGAAATCTCTGTTATAATCGTCCTAAGAGGAGATGATTATGATCATAGGTATTTGCGGATTCATCGGCAGCGGCAAAGACACTATCGCTGATTATTTGGTAAACTTCCACGAGTTTAGGCGAGAGAGTTTCGCTAACACCCTCAAGGATGCTGTGAGCGCAGTGTTCGGTTGGGACAGGGTCATGTTAGAAGGACGCACCAAAGAAGCTCGCGAGTGGAGAGAAGAGATCGATCATTGGTGGGCAGAAAGATTAGATATGCCTACGCTGACTCCTCGATGGGTCCTACAATATTGGGGCACAGAAGTCTGCCGCAAAGCATTCCACGACGATATCTGGATCGCATCATTAGAAAACAAACTTCGCAACAGCCGAGATAATGTAGTGATTTCAGATTGTAGATTTCCCAACGAAATCTCCAGCATTAAAAATGCAGGCGGAAAGATTGTGTGGGTCAAACGAGGCCAACTACCGGATTGGTATGACATCGCTCTGCAGGCAAATCGAGGACATAACTGGGCCATCCAGGATCTAAAGATGCGTAAGATACACGCCTCAGAAACCTCATGGGTAGGCACGGAATTCGATCATATCATCGAAAACGATGGAACTATCGATCAACTATATTCACAGGCCAAATCAATAGTCAGCGATGAGGTCTCCCTGCTTCCAGGTTGATCCTTCTTTGTAGAGCGTGGCCGTGCAGTTAGCACAGATGGTTTTGAGATTGCTGAACCTACAGTTGTCGAGATTCCCATCTATGTGAAACACTCTGAATACTTCTCGATGCTGCGATCTGAATCCGCATTTCTCGCATTGATTTTTCATCTTATATCCGGCACGTTGCCATCTGGGTATCTTGGCAAATAAGCCATTGTGGAGGCACACTTCGCAGAGACTCCTGTAATAGGTCTTACTGTTTTTTTTATAATTTACGGCTCGAGGTCTATAACCGCATTTGCACAAAGGTCTCATACACATATTTAAAAGAATTAGCCCTTTTGTTCCCCTTTATTTGCTGGTCTAAACACCAAAAAATCCAAACTGGTACTAAATACAATACAAATACTATTACCAGGAGAATTGGGAATGGCACTACAATCACCCGGCGTAGAAGTTACAGTAATTGATGAGAGTTTTTACACACCTGCAGAGCCAGGCACCACTCCTCTTATCGTTGTAGCTACCGCACAAGACAAAGACAATGCAGCAGGAACAGGGACGGCTGCATCGACAACCAAAGCCAACGCAGGCAAGGCGTTTAAGGTTACTAGCCAGAAAGAACTTGTTGATCTTTTTGGTGTTCCATTTTTTGAAAAGACTGCCAGCAACACACCAATACACGGCAGCGAACTCAACGAATACGGTCTGTTAGCAGCCTACAGCTTGTTAGGCGTTTCTAACGCTGCTTTCGTAGTCAGAGCAGACGTAGACCTAAATCAACTAGCACCGCAATCAGAAGCTCCGGGAGCGAACCCCGATGATGGCACTTGGTGGGTAAACACACGCTCTACTACATGGGGAATCCAGGAGTGGAACAGTGCTGCTATAACCACCGCAGGCGGTCAGAAATTCGCCAACAAGATTCCCATAGTCCTTACAGATACTGATACTACCAAAATCACAGGAGCAGGTGGTGTTCCCCAGGGATCGGTAGGCAGCATCGGCGACTATGCCATAGTATTCCAAACCGTAGACGGCAGCGGTAGTTTTACTGCGTCAGCAGAAACAGCTCGTCTTTACTATAAGTCTCCGGGCAATGCGCAATTTGGCGTAGATCCAGGATCGTGGGTGTTGGTAGGCAGCAACGATTGGACGGCCAGCCATGCTACAGTGCAGGGCGCGACCGTAGATACTGCAACATCAGGAACATTTACGATCAATGGAACCACAGTGACTCTCAGCGGCGGTGAAACAGCAGCTCAGATAGTGGCACTGATCAACGGTGAGGCCATTACCGGAGTGCGTGCCTTAGAAGTCAGCGGCAAAGTCTATCTATATAATGATGGTACCGGAAATTCAAACAGAATAGTTATTGGTGCCGGTACTACTGATCTAGCTGAGATTGGATTTACAGCAGGCACATATAATGGTCCGGCCTTACGGCAATCTCCACACACAGATGTTCCGCAGTGGAAGGGAGCACCTGCCGCAGCTGGAGCTAGACCTACAGGTTCAATATGGATCAAAACCACAGAACCCGGGTTGGGAGCTCGTTGGAGAGTTTCTCAATGGAATTCCGCTAGCCTATCATGGGTAGCCTATGAAGCTCCTATATATGCGACCACGCATGCTTCGTTGTTCTATCTTGACAGAAGCGGTGGCGGAGCTAATATTCCTCTAGATCAATTAATGGTGCAGACCAACGCCGACGAACACAGCGGTACAGATGCTACACCAGCCACTGTAACGTTCCGCGTATGGTATAGAGCAGCCACAGGTAATACCACGATAACATCAGCGGTGGTTACCAGCAGCACCTTCGCAGCAGGCACTAACGAGTTCAGCATAGCAGAATCTTTAGCAGGACAAGAGGCATTATCTGCAGCAGTAGAGGTAACATTCACAGCCACAGGTGCGGTGGCCGATGCCGAACGAATGGCAGCGGCTATAAACGCCGCAGGGCTTACTAATATCGAAGCTACTGTGACTACCGACAATAAGGTGCAGATCTTCCACAAGCTAGGTGGGGACTTTCGTTTGCGTGACGTGGCACCAGCAAGTGGTCCGATCGCCAGCGCATTTACTGTATACAACATAAACACAGGCGCAGGAACCGCTAACCTGTACGACTTGCCTGCAGGTGCAGAAGATTCAACCGCGGATCCAGATGCGCAGCAGTATCTAGCATCCAATTGGAAACCCTTAGCCGCGGACGATTTCAAAGCTAGCCCAGATGATCCTACCAATGAACCATCAGATGGACAGCTATGGTATAATCCTGAGTTTAGCGACGTAGATATGTTGATACATGATGGTACAACCTGGGTCGGTTATAGAAGCGCATCTAGCCCGTTTGTCTCAGGAGATACTGAGAGAGTTGGTTACACTCCGATCGTCAGCGCTTCTAATCCTTACGAATCAGGAGTCACTGCCACAGGCGATCTTTGGATCAGCACAGCGGATCTAGAAAACTTTCCGATCATTTATAGATACAACACAGATCTCAGCGGAACACCAGCTAACCTACGATGGGTAGAAATCGACAAGACTGATCAAGTCACAGAAGACGGAGTACTGTTCGCCGATGCAAGATATGGGCTAAGTGGTGCCACGGGTAATACAGCAGCAAGCCTAGTCGACCTAGCTTCTAATGATTTCTTAGATCCAGACTGCCCAGATCCAGCCCTTTATCCAAGAGGCATGCTGCTATGGAACCTACGCCGAAGCGGTGGCAACGTTAAGATCTACAGAAACAACTACATCGATACCACAGCAGATAACACACGTTTCAACGATGAAGCGATGTCATCTTATGCCACAGACCGTTGGACCACATTCTCTGCTAATAACGAAGATGGTTCAGGCGCATTTGGTCGAAAAGCACAGCGCAAAGTCGTAGTTGCTGCGATGAAGAGCGTGGTGGATACCAGCTCTGAGATCAGAGACGAAGAACGTAGAAACTTCAATCTAATCGCTGCTCCCGGTTATCCAGAACTGTTAAGCAATCTAGTCAATCTAAACATTGACAGAGGGCTGACAGCGTTCGTGATCGGTGACACACCATTGCGGCTAGCCGCTGATGCTACCAGCCTAGTCACATGGGGTACCAATGCTAACCTAGTAACAGACAACGGCGACGACGGAATCGTTACCTACGATGAGTATTTGGCGACTTTCTATCCAAATGGATTTACCACAGATCTAGGCGGCAACAACGCTGTGGTTCCAGCTAGCCACATGCTGATGAGAACCATCGCGCTGAGCGATCAGGTTAGCTATCCGTGGTTTGCGCCGGCCGGTACGAGAAGAGGCGGTATCACCAATGCCACAGCGGTTGGTTTTATCGATAGCTTGAGCGGTGAGTTCCAAACGGTGGCATTGAACGAAGGGCAGCGAGATACATTATATGATCTCAAAGTTAATCCTATCGCGTTCTTCAACGGCATTGGTCTTGTAAACTACGGACAGAAAACCCGCGCAAGGAACGCATCAGCATTAGATAGGATAAATGTCGCTAGATTGGTAGTTTATCTGCGTAGCCAACTAAGCAAACTAGCTCGTCCATACATCT